AATTTCACGTTACCAGATTCACCCACTTTGATCTGTCGACCAGCTGCAGTCGGAGTCACAAACGGCGCAAGTGGAGTTGCTGTATTTAGCTCACCTACTGGAACTTCTTTTTTAGTGTAGGACACACGTTGTGGAAAGAAGCGGTCCATTAACCAGGTATCTACCTTTTGGGTAGTATCGGTTAGTAGCACCAGCTGTGATACATCCAGCAATTCAACCGGTGCATTTTGAAATGTAAAAGTTTGACTCATGTTTTAATTCCCCACAACTTTACGAAGTTCGATTTTGTTAACCAATGCCTGTGCTCGTACTGCATCATATTGAGCAGTAGTCAGCGGCGTTCCATTTACTGTAACTTCAGCAATATCAAATGGGCCTTGCACGTAGATTGGCATTTCAAGATTATTTGCAGCATGGTAAGTGGATTGCTCCGCTGTAAAATCTGACACAGCAATTGCATTCCAATCACCAACGACACCTTCTGTGACTACCGGTTGGTCAGCAAGATTATTGGTACCAACTTTCAGCAAATCCCCACGCTTGTACGCCGTAGCTGTTTTTACTTTGGCATTCTCAGTACGAACACCATCACCGACCACCAGCTGTTTATTTTCAATAGTGCCTGTTAATACCTGACTCATGATTTAGCTCCTTGTTGCTGTGCTGCTACAAACTGATTAAATGCCTGATCCAGAGCTGATCCTTGTGGAGCTGGACTACCTTGACCACCATTTGCCTGATGGCTAAACAGGTGAGCAAATGCCGGATTTACATTTGGTGCAGGCTGTGGCTGTTGTGCAGCTGGTGGTTGTGTATTACCTGCCGAGAATTGACGAAGCTGTTTTGCAGTAAAGGCAAAAACTGAATCATCCATATTGGTATAAGCCATTTTATCTTCAGCACTGAACTGTGTTTTCAGCTCAGTTTCCAAAGCTGCAATTTCATCAGCACGCTTTTGCGCTTTGAACTGCTTAAGTTCAGCCAGTGCTTCATCACGCTCACGCTCTGCCTGCTCTTTGGCCTGTTGTGCTTTTTCTAATTCGGTCACGTCTGTGTCCTCTTTGGTTGGGTTTGGATTAGCTTTGCCCGAGAAGGCTTTGATTGATGTGTTGCGATCAGCACCAGTCGAGCAGATCGTGAATTCACGAATACGGTTTTGACGGAAGATGGTGATTGGACCTTCAAACGACTGACCATTCACAGTGACTGTCTTGCCTTGCGAAACCTCTTCAATAGATCCCGGATCAATCATCATTGACATCTGGAATGGGAAGCCATCATCAGAGTCCTGAACGATTTCCTGCGCCTTAGCATTTGTAAGGAAATCACCAGCTACATCAATCTTTCCGTTTGTATCTACTGTCTGAACAACACCAATTCGACTAGAGCTAAAGTGTTCTTCAAGCAAGGCTGCTGGCTTATCAATCTCAATACCATCAAGATCAAAGACCACACCAGAACGCCCCCAGTACCAATGACCATCTACACGTCCACCAGCATAAGCAGTGCCTTTGAATTTTCGTTTCTGCCCTTCTTCAGCTTTTGGCACTTCAATTGCCGCAGCATTAAAGAGATACTTCAGACGTTCTTCATTTGGATCTGGCATTTTCATGCTCCATAAAAAAAACCGCCCTTTC